GTGGGTGGGCGGTGGCGGCGCCCTTAGAGGTACCCCACCCCCGGGCGATCAACGATGAGCAAGCCACATTGCAGCAACCCGCGCGATCGCCGCGATGCACGAGCAGCAGCAGCCAAGCTCGATCGAGCTGAGCGCATCCAGCAACGGCAGGGCCGAAGGGCAGAGGGGGGCACTATGTCAATCCGCATCCACAAGTTCACGCTGGCCATCAGGCGCGAGCAGGTCATCCGCGCAACCGTGGTGCGATGGCTGGAGGTGGGGTGGCAGCAACGAGCAACGGGGGAGCAGGATCTCACCGTGTGGGCCGAGGTGCTGGTCGATCCCGAGAGCGCCAACCGCATGGAGCAGCACGTGGCCGTGGCCATGACGGGCGAGGCACCACCCGAGGCCATGCCCGGGTTCCGGGTGGAGCACCTCGGGAGTGCCCACACCAGCATCGATGGGGAGCCGTTCGTGGCTCACCTGTACCTCACGGGGGCACGTGCAGCATGAGCGAGGAGCGCATCCAGGCGGTGATGGTCGGCGGGCCGCTCGATGGGCAGGTGTACATCGTGAGCCCCGATCGGCCTCGGATCATCGCCATGCCGGGCGATGGAGGTGGGTACGTTCGATCCGACGATGCCCTGATGGACGGCGTGATGTTCGTGTGGCAGCCGCTGCCCACGGCCAAGCCCGGCATGAGCGGCGCCACGCTCCGGTGGGGATGCGCGCTGGGAGGCCTGTTCTGGCTCGCGGTGGCGATCGCCTTCGCGCTGTGGCCGCGATGAGCGCACCGATCGAGGATCACCACGATGCTGGGCTGATGCCCGTGATCCTCGGCGCGTGGGCCCTCGCGCTGCTGATCCTGCTGGCGCTCGTGTGGCTGGCCATCAGGGGCCTCGATCGGGTGCTCGGGAGGAGTTCGCTGTGAGCATGGAGAACGGATACGAGAAGATCGTGCGCAAGGTGAGCGAGGGCACGCTGCCGGCGGGCGGCATCCCGCTCGCCAACGGCAAGTGGACCAAGGTGGGCGAGTTCACCGAGCTCGCTGTGGGCGTGACACACTTCGGGGCGGCGCTGGGCGGCGATTTCGCGGTGGATGGAGCGGGCAAGCTCGTGCTGCCGCGCGGGATCGAGTTCCGGTGGGCTCGGCAGGGCCTCAGCCCGGTGGACTACACCGACCATGGCGAGCTCGGGATCGGTGTGGAGCGCGCGTGGGCTGGCCTCGTGCCCGTGAGCATCGAGTACATCGATGGCTCGGAGCTGCCCTACGCGCTGCTCGTGAAGCAGCTCGGGCCCGTGTGGCCGCTCACCGGGGTGATCCTCGTGGCCCACAACCCCGCCGCGGAGGTGGCGCAGCGCATCATCCCGGGCCCCGGATGATCGTTCAGCCGCTCACGCGCTGCGATCCCCACGAGTGGATGGGCCGAGGGCCGTGCCCGTACTGCGAGGCGGGCGATGAGGCCCGCCCGGAGCCCACTCGCTCCAGCCTGGAGAGCTACGGCAGGCCGAGCTCGATGGACGAGGCCACGCTGTTCAAGGCCTATCGCAACATGAGGCCGCAGGGTACGATCGAGAACACCAGCGACGGATAGGAGGCACAGGATGGCTCACCAGCAGCACGATCACGAGGGCGCGCACATGGCCGAGCTGATCGGCGCGCTGGCCGCGCGCTCAGGCGGCTCGATCGAGGTGCCCGAGGAGGAGATGGAGGCCGTGCGCCGGCGCTACGGCATCCCGGCGCCCGTGCTGATGGGGCAGGACGAGCGGGGCACCTTCGCCCGGATCTGCACGCTGGACGATATGGTGGAGGAGTTCGCGCCCACGCTCGCGCGCATGGGTGGGATCAGCATGGAGAGCGCCCGGGCCCTCGGCACGGCCATGCAGGCGAGCTGGCGTGCCGCGCAGGCGATCCGCCGAGAGCGCGGGCACGACCTGCCCGATCCGGCACCTCGCCTCACAGGCGTCGAGGCGATGGCCCGGGCCCGCGAGCTCGTGGATCGAGCCCGCATCGGCATGTACGCGGATCGGGAGCCGGGCTGGAGCTTCAGGGTGAGCAACGATGTGCACGAGGCGCTGGAGGAGTGGGTGAAGGCCCTGCCGATCAGCGCGCTGGTGCCCAAGCCCGACACCGTGGAGGAGGCCCTGTGGGGCTACCCGGTGGTGATCGATCCCGAGGCGCGCGCGGGCACGCTGGAGCTCCGCCAGCCGATCACGTTCCCCGAGGCGCCCGAGGCGCCGGCGGGATGCTCGTGCCTCGGCGGGGCCTATGGCGTGCACCACCCGCCGTGCCAGTACGCGGAGGCTCGCCCGTTCGCATGACCACAGGCCGCAAGCCGATCAGCCTGGAGGCCCGCCGCGCTGCTGGCGAGGTGGGCCCGGAGCTGCCCGTGATCGTGGGTGGCCGCCCCTCGCTGGAGGAGTGGCGCGAGGCCCCCCGCGAGCTCTGCACCTGCCCTGCGAAGGGCGCGATCCACCACCCGTGGTGCGCGATCACCTACTGGAGCGAGGTCGTGCCGCAGCTCGTGGATGCCAAGCTGATCGATCGGGTGGACCGCGGGGCGCTCGTGAGCTACGTGATGCACATGAGCCGGGCGGGCGCGATCCGCGAGGAGATCGAGTGGGAGCACCATGACACATGTGCCTGTCCGCGGCCACCCGCGGAGCCGGTAGCGCTCGGGCGAGCGGCCCTCCCGTCGCCCGAGCCGCTCCGGCACGTGCGCGGCTGCCAGCTCGGCAAGCGCGTGCGGCGGCGCACCCTGCGCGAGCAGTTCGTGAGCCGATCGGTGCGCGGCTTCACGAGCAACCCGCTGCTGGCGCAGGAGCGCGAGGCCCTGCGCGAGGCCCGGATGATCGGGGAGCTCCTCGGGCTCAATCCGGTGGGCCGCACCCGCCTCCAGGGTGGCAAGAATGCGCCCAAGGGCCGAGGGCTGGCCGGGATCACCTCGGGCCTGCCGCGGCCATCGCTCGTGCAGCCTGCCGAGGCCGCCGCGGATGGCTAGCAGCAACAGCGGCAAGAGCCCGCCGGGCCCCGAGGGCACCGATCCGTTCCTCGATCGCCCCGATGGCGCGCTCACGCCCGAGCAGGCCGCCGCGATCGCCGCCTGGTGCGCCGCGGCGGCCCCGCTGCTCGGCCTGCACGGCTGGCGGATCAGGGTGAGCACCCACGAGGCCAACCCCGAGACGAGCGCGAGCTCCAGCGTGCGGGTGGACTCGGATGAGGCATGGATCGCTGTGGAGCGGCGCCACCACGAGGTGCCCGCCGAGCTCCGGCGCACGACGCTCACCCACGAACTGCTCCACCTCCACCTCCAGCCCGTGCTCCAGCCGATCATGGACCTGCTGGACGAGAACGTCTCGCAGCCCGTGAGCGATGCCACGCGCACCCTCCTCCGAGGTGGCGAGGAGCGCATGATCGAGCGCCTCGCCAACGCCATCGCGGTGCATCTGCCCCTCCCGCCTGAGCTGTAGGTGCTGCTCCAGCTAGCGGCTGGGCCGCTGGAGTGGCTGGACCACCCGAGGCCAACCCTCGGGCCCACCGTGGGCGCGTTCTGCGCCGAGCACGTGCGGCAGACCAAAGGGCGATGGGCCGGCCAGCCCCTGCTATTCGAGGAGTGGCAGCAGGCCTTCCTGAACGAGGCCTTCGAGGTGGACCCGATCACCGGGCTCCGCATCTACCACGAGGTGCTGCTCGGCCTGCCCCGGAAGAACGGCAAGTCCACGATGGCCGCCGGCATCAGCCTGTACCTGCTCGTGGCCGATGGCGAGGCCGGGCCCGAGGTGTACAACGCGGCGGGCGCCAAGGATCAGGCCCGGGTGGTGTTCCAGCAGGCCCGCGAGTTCGTGTGGGCGAGCCCCACCCTGCCCGATTACGTGCGCGTGCTCCGGCATGAGATCGAGTGCCCGGAGAACAGCGGCCACCTCCGGGTGATCGCCTCGGACGCCAAGCTCCAGCACGGCAGCAACCCCTCGGGCAACGTGATCGATGAGCTGTGGGCCCACGCCACCGATGATCTGTACGTGGCGCTCACCTCGGGCACCGCTGCCCGCGAGCAGCCCTTCACCCTCACGATCACCACCGCCGGCTTCGATGAGGAGAGCCCGCTCGGCCTCCTGTACGGGCGGGCCCTGAAGCTGGAGATCGAGCGGCCCACCCCGTTCCTCACGATCGCCCGGGATCGGCAGGCCGGGTTCCTGATGTGGTGGTACGGCGTGCCGGATGATCCGGCCTTCGACGTGAGCGATCCCGAGGTGGTGAAGCAGGCCAACCCGGCCTCGTGGATCACCATGGAGTACCTCTGGCGCGAGCAGAACAAGCCTTCGATGCGCTTCCTGGAGTACCGCCGCTGGCACGCCAATCAGTGGACGGAGGCCGAGGACGCGTTCATCGAGGGCTCGATGTGGGATGCCTGCCGGAGCACGCTGGAGCTCCTGATGGGCCCGCACGAGAGCGGCGGCCTGCCGATCGGGGCGGGCGTGGACATGGGCGAGGTGTACGACAGCACGGGCGTGGTGTGGGCCCAGCGCCAGCGCAATCTGCCGTGCGAGAACCGGGCATGCCACGAGGAGCAGGTGAGCGAGGAGCCCGAGGTGTGGGCGCCCCGCGAGGAGCCCGTGCACGGCCAATCGGGCTGCACTGCCGATCGAGTGGTGGTGCGAGCTCGCCGCTGGGCCAACCCGTATCCGCCAGGCCATCACCTGCGCGAGCACTGGCGGGTGAACACCGAGGAGGTGCGGGCGGAGATCCGCGGGCTCCGCGATCGGTTCCCCGTGCCCATGGCTCGCCGCGTGGATGATCAGCGGGTGATGCCCGGGCCCGCGGTGGGCTACGACCCGTGGCACTTCCGGGAGAGCGCCGAGGATCTGGAGGCCGAGGGGGTGAACATGGTGGAGTTCCCGCAGAACGCCAGCCGGATGGGCCCCGCCTCCGAGCTGCTGCTGGAGCTGGCCAAGGCGGGCCGCCTCGCGCACGACGGCGATCCCGAGCTCCGCCAGGCGATCATCGGCGCCGTGGCCAAGCGCACCCGCCGAGGGTGGGTGATCGACAAGCCCAAGGGCAGCAGCAGGCTCATCGACCTCGCGGTGGCTTGTGCGATCGCGGTGAGCCTCGCTATGATCGAGCCTCCGAAACCGCGGAGCCGCGTGGCGCGCCGAGCGGTGGGGTTCTGAGGAGCGCGAGTGGCCGAGGCGAGCTACACCCCGCCTATCGAGTCCCCCGAGTGGTACCTGCTCCGCCTCCTCCGGGCGCTACAGGATCGCCAGCTCACGATCGGGCGATGGGATCGCTACTACGATGGCGACCAGCCGCTGGCGTTCGCCTCGCAGAAGTTCCGCGATGCGTTTGGCGAGAGGTTCCCCGCCTTCACGAGCAATTTCTGCGCCACCGTGGTGGATGCCGTGGCCGAGCGGCTGGAGGTGCAGGGGTTCCGGTTCGGTGGGCGTGGGCCGGATCAGCAGGCGTGGGATATCTGGCAGGCCAACGACCTCGATGCCTCCAGCCAACAGGCCCAGCAGGAGGCCCTGATCAAGGGCTACAGCTACGCGCTCGTGGAACCCTCGGGCGAGGGCTACCCCACCATCACGATCGAGGATGCCACCGAGGCGATCGTGGAGCACGATCCCCGGAGCCTGAAGCGCCGGCGGGCCGCGCTGAAGCGGTGGGTGGATGATGAGGGCTACCTCGTGGTGTTCCTCTACCTCCCCGAGGCCGTGTACAAGTACCGCACGAAGCAGAAGTGGACCCCGGAGTTCAGTGCGTGGTGGAGCACCGCCGGGCCGTGGGATGAGGGCTACGTGTGGCGGATCTGGAGCGCCGCGCAGTTCGCACCGATGGAGGTGCCGGGCGAGGAGTGGCCGCTCCCCAACCGCCTCGGGCGGGTGCCGCTCGTGGAGCTCGCCAACCGCCCGCGGCTGCGCAAGGGCGGGCAGTCCGAGATCGCGCCGATCCGATCCAATCAGGATGCGATCAACAAGTACCGATGCGATGCCCTGATCACCAGCGAGTTCGCCGCCTACCCTCAGCGCTACCTGCTCAATTACGAGCCCGAGCAGGATGATGAGACGGGCCGGGCGAAGGAGCCGTTCCGGGCGGCCATCGATCGCCTGTGGGTGGTGCCTCCGCCCGATCCCGACCAGCCCAACCCGCCCGAGCTGAAGATCGGCCAGCTCGACTCGGCCAGCCTAGAGCCATACGCGCGGATGATCGAGCTGGAGGTGGCGCACCTCAGCGCGAACAGCGATGTGCCGTTCTACCGCCTGCTGGGCGGCCCGCAGAGCGTGCCCCCGAGCGCCGAGTCGATCAAGAGCGGTGAGAGCGGGCTCGTCCGCAAGCTGGCACGGGCCGAGCTGTTCTTCGGGGAGGGCTGGGAGGAGGTGATCCGCCTCGGCTTCCTCGCGCAGGGCAATCGCCAGGCGGCGGGCTACGACCTCGCGGAAACCGTGTGGGTGGATAGCGAGACGCGCAATGAGGCGGTGCGCACCGATGCGGTGGTGAAGCTGCACGGCGCCGGGATCATCGATGATGAGCTGGCGTGGGAGATGGCCGGGCTCACCCGCCAGCAGATCACCGCGCTGCGCGAGCGCCGCGAGGAGGCCGCCAAGGCTGCCGAGGCCGCGGGCGAGGGTGAGGGTGCGGGCGCGCCCGGGCTGGCCAACGGGGCGGGCGGTGCGCCCGAGCTCGCGCCGGCGCCGATGGGCCCTCGCATGGGCGGCGCACGAGCGCCTATAGTGGCCGGGATGGCCACCGCCTGAGCCCGGCGGCGCCACAGCTCGGATAGGGGCTAGACAGGAGAGGTACGATGCCACCCGAACAAGGCGCGCCTGCGACGGGCGCACCCGAGGGCGCGAGGCCCGCTGGAGCAGCAGCACCGGAGAGCACACCACCCGCGAGCGCAGCACCCCCGGCGGGTGCCAGCGGCGGCGGCACCGAGGATCAGCCGCTCGGCCCGGCAGGGCAGGCGGCGCTGGCGGAGGAGCGCGAGGCTCGCCGCGCGGCGGAGCGAGAGCTGAAGAAGCTCCGCGATGCCGATGCGGCCCGGCAGCGAGAGGGACAGACGGAGGCCGAGCGGGCGAGGTCGGAGGCGGAGGCCGCAAGGGCCGAGGCCACATCGCTCAGGGCGCAGCTCCAGACGACGGCGATCCGCACGGCAGCCTACGAGGCGGCCTCCAAGTTGGGCTATCGCAGCCCCGAGGTGGCGTATGCGCTCCTCGATCGGGATGCGATCAAGTTCAAGGAGAGCGGAGAGCCCGAGAACGTGGAGCAGCAGCTCGCCAAGCTCCTGGAGCGGGAGCCGTACCTCGGCAAGGCCGCAGGCGGCGACTTCGGAGGGGGCAACCGCGGCGGAGCTCCAGCAGCAGGCGCACCGACCATGAACGATGCGCTGAGGGCAATCATCGGCAAGGGCTAACCGCCCGAGCGCAGGTGTGAGGCCCTCAGCAGAGAGGAGCCTCACACCTTGGCCGATATCAGTCGAGCCGATGCCCTCGCGCTGATCCGCGAGCAGAACGCCAGCGAAATCTGGCAGGCTGCCCCGGAGTTCAGCGCGGCCCTGCGCACGTTCCGGCGTGTGAACATGGGCACCAAGAAGAGCAACTACCCGCTGATCGCCGCCCTCCCGAACGCGGCGTTCGTGAGCGGTGAGGATGCCGACAGCGGCACCACCAAGAAGCCCACCACCGCAGCCGCGTGGGACAAGCGCGTGCTGGAGGCGGAGGAGATCGCCGGCATCGTGGTCATCCCCGAGAACGTTTTCGAGGATGCCGCAGCCGACTTCGATATCTGGGCCGAGGTGCGGCCCCGGATCGCGGAGGCGGTCGGCGCCACCCTCGATGCCGCGGTGTTCTTCGGCGTCAATGCCCCGGCCTCGTGGCCGGATGGCATCGTGCCCGCTGCCGTTGCCGCCGGCAACGTGTACGTCGAGGGCACCTCGGGCGTCGATGTGGCCGAGGACATCAACCAGACGCTGGCGCTCGTGGAGGCCGATGGGTACGACGCCCCGGATGCCTACGCGCGGCGCACGATCCGGGCGCAGCTCCGCGGCCTCCGGGACGACAACGGGCAGCCGATCATCCAGCCGCCCACCGGGGGCAGCAACGTGCCGAGCCTCTACGGCGCGAACCTGAACTACGTGAGCAACGGCTCGTGGGACAGCGACGAGGCCAAGCTCATCGTGGGCGATTCGCGCTACGCGGTGCTCGGCATCCGCCAGGACATCACCTTCAAGCTGCTCGATCAGGCCTCCGTCACCATCACGATCAGTGGCACCCCCACGCTCGTGAGCCTCGCGGAGAACGACCTGATCGGGCTCCGCTTCAAGATGCGGGTGGGGTTCCAGACGGCCGAGACGCTCACGAAGGAGGGCGGCGCCGATGCCTACCCCTTCGCGGTGCTCCAGCCGGCGGCGAGCTGAGCTAACCCGCCTCTGAGGGCGATACCCTGAGCGCTGGTGGGGCCCCGGCTATCCACGGGGCCCCACCTACAGCTCCAGCATCCACGAGAGGAGCAACGAGATTGGCGACCAAGGCAGCCAAGGCGCGAGTCACCCTCCGCCACCCCAACGGCAAGTTCACCGTGAGCGTCTCCGAGGAGCGCGCGGCTGAGCTGAAGAAGCGCGGCTACACCGCCGGCGGCGGCAAGCCGAGCAAGTAGGCTCACACGATGAGCCTGCTCACGACGGATGAGGCGGTGGCTGCCGGGATCGGTGGCCACCTCTCAGCCGAGGCACTCCAGGCGGCGATCGATGAGGAGGAGGCGTGGCTCGCGGGCAAGTTGGGCGGCGCCCCGCTCACTGGCGAGCGCACCGAGAGCTTCCCCCTGAGCTACCTGCGCGTGCGGAGCCACGAGGTGCGCCTCGCGCGCGCCGCTGATCCGACCGCGGATCTGGAGGTGCTCAGCGACGGCATCGATATCACCGATACGGTGGAGCTCCGCCACGGCAACCGCCGGGTAGCCCTCGTGGTGAGCGATGGCGTGGCCACGCGGATCACGGGCGCGTGGGAGGTCACGTACACCCCGGGCGATGAGCTGGTGATCAAGCGCGCCCTGAAGTTCCTGCTCGGGCTCACGCTGGGCGTGCAGGGCGGCGCCGGCCTCACCAGCGAGATCATCGGCAGCTACAGCTACACCCGGGCTGGCGGCTCCGCCACCGCCCTCCGCCGCTCGCTCGTGCGCGAGCTCCGGGGCGAGCCCGAGGCGGGCAGCATGCGCATCCTGAGCAGCGTGCGGCACGGGCTGGCGGGCGTGCTCGATCGATGATCGGGCGGCGCCGACCGGATGCGCACGTGGGCGACCTGCCCCCCGATATCCAGCCGGGCGACTACTGGCGGGCCCTGATCGAGCCCAGCCCCGAGCCCTCCAACCTCACCGGCCTGTGCTACTACGTGGTGGCGCCCGAGCCCGGGTTCGGGGTGGCGCTGCTCACGAGGCACACGATCCGCGAGGAGGATGACGGCACGATCAGCGTGCGCCCGGGTGATGGCTCATCGAACTCGATCCTCGTGCACGGGGCCCACGGCAAGACGTGGCACGGCTACATCGAGCACGGCGAGTGGAGGCCAGTGTGAGCTTCACGGGCCTCCTGCGCCACCGCGTGGCGATCATCCGGCAGGTGGCCGTGGAGAGCGGCGGCGAGCCCACGTACACCGAGCTCGGGCAGCCGATCACCGCTGATGCCAACGTGGGCGAGTGGCCGTGCCTGATCCAGCCCAAGAGCTCGCGCGAGGTGGCGCTCCTCAGCCAGCAGGGCGCCGTGGTGGCCGATCACACCCTGTTCGGGATCGTGGCCGATGTGCGCGAGGGCGATCGCCTGGAGAGCACCGATGGCCGCTCCTTCGAGGTGCAGGCGGTGGCTGATGCCGGAGGGCAGGACCACCATCTGGAGGTGGATGCACGGCGCGTGGCCAGCCGCGACGTCGAGGAGCCCACCAGCTAGCTCGTGATCGAGGAGCGCGATGCCTACGGGCGCCGGCGCTCCTCGCGCAGCATCCGCACGGGCGTGGGCTCCCGGGGCGGGATCGGCCACCGCCACAGCGATGATCCAGCCGCGTGGGCGGCCCGGTGCCGGGCATGGCGGGCCGCCCATCCCGAGTACCGCGAGCGCGAGCGGGTTCGCAGGGCTGAGCAGCGCCGCCGCGCTATCCTCGATCGCGACCGGGCGGAGGTCGATGCAGAGGTGGCCCGGATGGCAACCGCTGAGGACCCCCGCCCGGCCATGCACCAGCTCGATGTGATCGCCACCCGCGCGCAGTACCTCGCGCACCTCCAGCCCGTGCTCGATGCCCTCCCCGAGCAGGTGTGGCCGCCCGTGAGCGGCACCGCTGGCGCCGTGCTCGTGAGCAGCGCTCAGGATCTCGGCGCCGCCCTGCGCGCGCGGTACCGCCGGATCGCCTACATGGAGCACGGCATCGGCCAGAGCTACGGGCGGCCCGGTGGCTACCCGGGCGGCGTGGGCCGCCAGCACGTGAACCTGTTCCTGAGCCCCAACGAGCACGCGGCCAGCGCCGATCGCCGCGCCTACCCGGGCGCGCGCGTGGAGCTGGTGGGCGATCCGGTGGCCGAGGTACTCTCGGGCAGGGCGCCCGCGCAATCGGGTCGCGGCGGGCGCCCCACGATCGCGGTGAGCTTCCATTGGGAGTGCCCCGCGGCCCCCGAGAGCCGATCCGCCCTCCCGCACTACCGCCGGGCGCTGGCCGGGCTGGCCCGCGAGCACCACGTGATCGGCCACGGCCACCCGCGCGCCGGGCTGGAGCCGCTGTGGCGCGAGCTCGGGATCGAGTGGGTGCCGAGCTGGGAGGAGGTGCTGGAGCGCGCGGATCTCTACGTGGCCGACAATACGAGCACGCTGTACGAGTTCGCGCTCACCGATCGCCCCGTGCTCGTGCTCAATGCCCCCTGGTATCGCCGCTCGATCGAGCACGGGCTCCGGTTCTGGCACGACGCGGGGGTGGGCGTGCAGGTGGATGAGCCGGAGGAGCTGCTCGCGGGCATCGAGCGGGCCCTCGCGGATGAGCCCGAGCAGCAGGCCGCGCGCGCGGCAGCCCTGCGATGCGTGTACCCTCGGCGGGCCGGGATAGCGGCAACCGCGGCGGAGGTGCTGGAGGAGTGGCTGAGCGCATCGTGATCCTCGTGCCGCGGCGCGAGGGCGATCGGGAGCGTGACCTCACGTGGGCGTGGGTGCGCCAGTGGTGGCGGGATCACCTCGGCTGGGAGATCCACGAGGGCCACCACGACGAGGGCCTGTTCAATCGCTCGGCGGCGATCAATCGAGCCGCCGGCATGGCCGATTGGCAGCAGGAGCGCCCGTGGGACGTGGCGGTGATCATCGATGCCGATGTGATCAACGATCCCGAGCGCACCCGCCGAGGCGTGGAGGAGGCGATCGCCACGGGGCGGATGGTGCTGCCGTTCGATGTGCGGCACGACCTCAACGCGCCCGGGAGCAAGGCCGTGATGAGCGGCTACAGCGGGAGCTGGACCAAGTTCGTGCACCGCACCTACACCGATATGGTGAGCAGCGTGGTGATCGTGAGCCGATCCCTGTGGGATGCGGTGGGCGGCTTCGATGAGACGTTCGTGGGGTGGGGTTTCGAGGACAATGCGTTCGCGGCGGCCTGCGAGACGATGGCTGGCCAGCCCGTGCTGAAGCTCCCGGGCGAGCTCTGGCACCTGTGGCACCCCACCGCCGCGGAGGGCAAGCGCGGCACCTTCACCCACCAGCGGAATAAGCTCCGGGCCGAGCTGTACCTCCGGGCCCGGGGCAACCCCGAGGAGCTCCAGCGGGTGCGCGCCACCACCCGCCCGGCATACGAGCACCGCATGGCGGGCATCCCGCGCATCCTCCACCGGGTGGTGCCCGAGGCACCCAACGAGCTCGCGGATCGCTGGTGGGCCGCGTTCGGCAAGCTCCACCCCGAGTGGACGCTCCTCACGCACCGCGATCCTCTGGACCCCGCCGAGTGGCCGGCCACGAGCCCGTATTGGGATCAGTGCCAGAACGGCGCCGAGCTGGCGGATCTCGTGCGGCTGGAGGCGCTGCTCAGGTGGGGCGGCATCTACGTGGATCAGGACGTGGAGCCGTGGCGCGCGCTCGATCCCCTGCTGCCGCTCAGCGCGTTCGCAGCGTGGGAGGACGAGCGGGTGGTGCCCAACGCGGTGATGGGCGCCGTGCCGAGCCACCCGGCCATCCAGGCGTGCCTCGATCTGGCCCTCGATCGCATCGAGCAGCCCACGTGGGAGCGGGGCCCGGGCGTGACCACCGCGGTGCTCGTGGGGCGGCCCGATGTGCTGCTCCTCCCGCCGGGCTCGTTCTACGCGGTGCACTACCGCGACCCGGATCGCAAGCGCCTGATGGCCGATCCTCAGCTCCGCAACCGGCACCCGTGGGGGTTCGGCCTCCACCACTATTGGGGCTCGTGGCTGCCCCCCGAGAAGCGGCATGGCTGAGCTCGGCGCCGTGTTCGATCGCATCTACCGCGAGAACGCATGGGCGGGCGAGGAGAGCCGCTCGGGGCCCGGAAGTGGCCGCGCGGCCACCGCCTGGACGGCGATCGCGGTGCGGATGATGGCCGTGGCCGTGGGCGCCCACACCGTGGTGGATATGGCGTGCGGCGATGGCTACTGGCAGCCCGAGCTGCCCGGCTACGTGGGCCTCGATGTGAGCGCCGAGGCGATCGCCCGAGCCCGCGAGCTCCACCCCGAGCGCACCTTCCGCGTGTTCGATCCGGCCATCCACCGGGTGCCCCGCGGCGACCTCGTGCTGTGCCGCGATGCGATCCACCACCTGCCGGCGGAGGAGGGCCATCGGCTGCTCGGCGCGATCCGGGCGAGCGGCACCCCGTGGCTGCTGGCCACCACCTACGTGGGCGGCGAGCTCGGGCTCAGGATCGCCCCGGGCGAGGCCTACAGCCCGGATCTGGAGCACCCGCAGTGGGGCCTCGGCCCGGCGCTGCTCCTCGTGCGCGACGGCTGGGATTACGAGGTGGGCAGCCACGTGCGCGATGCTCGGAAAATGCTCGGGCTCTGGCACCTCGGCGTGTGATGGCCACCCTGCTGGGCGAGCCGTTCGCGCTGCACCCGCCGGGCGACTACGTGAGCGATGTGATCCGCCTCAGCGGCGAGTGGTACGAGCAGCCCGTGCTGGAGGCGATCCGCGAGCGCCTGGAGAGCGGGCCCGCCGGCGTGCTGGTGGACGTGGGCGCGATGATCGGCACGCACTCCTGCTACCTCGCGGGCCTCGCCCGCCACACCGAGATCCGGGCGTTCGAGCCCTCCCCGGCCAACCTGCCGCTGCTGCTGGCCAACGCGGCTCGCTGGCCCACCGTGCACGTGCACCCGCTGGCCCTGAGCGATCGGGAGCACCTCGTGCGCCTCCAGCTCGATCCCGAGAACCGCGGCCACACCCGGGTGGCCGAGCGGCCCGATCCCGGCGCCGATTGGATCGAGGCGCCCGCCACCACGCTCGATGCCTTCCGGCTGGAGGAGGTGCGGCTGGTGAAGATCGATGTGGAGGGCCACGAGAACGAGGTGCTGTGGGGCGCCGAGCGCACGATCCGGCGCTGGCACCCGATGCTCGTGCTGGAGAGCTGGGCGGGCGCGCCGTGGGTGCCGCCCGGGTACGAGCTCGCGGCGGAGTGGGAGCGTGCGCACCAGACGTTCCTGTACGAGTGGCGGGGCCGTGCAGTAGGCTAGCCGCCGTGGCGCGCTGGCAGAGGATGAGCAAGCGGGTACGGCTGAACCGCGAGGTGGTGGATGCCGCGGTGCTGGGCTACGCGGATGGGCTCCAGGCGGTGGGCGAGCGCGTCATCGAGCGCGCGGTGGTCCCGGATGCGCCGCCGTATGGCGTGGGCCTCGTGGACACCGGGCGGGCCACGACCTACGTCATGGGCAAGCGCGTGGCGGGCGGCGGCACCCCACCGCGAGGCTCGATCCTCCAGCGGGGCATCACCACGATCATCGGGTGGGGGTTCCCCGGGCGCTTTCAGGAGCGGGGCACCTCGCGCCAGCCGCCGCGGCCCTTCGCCACACCCGCCATCGTGGGCACGATCCCGGACGCGCCGGCCATCGTGGCGCCCGCTGTGCAGGCCCGCGTGGATCGAGTGAGGAGCTGAGCGATGTGGGACCCGGTCGGTAAGCTGCTCACCGAGCTGCGCGATGATCCCGCCGTGGCCGAGATCACGGGCGAGAACCCCCACATCGCGGTGCCCCGCGTGCGCTCGCCCGAGCCGGCGCCGGGCGATGCCCAGCCCAAGGGCAGCTATCGAGCTCACATCGTGATCGCCGCGCTGGCCCTGCCGCGCCACCCATCTGTCCCTACCCAACGCGCGAGACACGTTGTACGCTGCTATGGCCGCACCGAAGAGGAGGCGGCGGCCCTGTACGCGGCGGCCAGCGATGCCCTCCACCACAAGGGCCCGCGGCTTCACGGATCGGGCCAAGGCATCTACGTGAGCCACGACGATACGGGGGGTAGCCCGGATCAGGACCCGGACACGCAGCAGCCGCTATACAGTTTCGTAGTGGAATCCGTCGCCACGACTCAGGCCGTGGCGCAGTAGCCTCCCGGCGGCACTGCCACCGAGGGGCGATCGGAGGAGAGCGTGCCGAGCCTGCCGCCCCCGGCAGCCGAGTTCACCACCGTTGCGGATGGCGTCCGCGCGCAGGTGATCCGACGCCAGCTCCTCCCCGCTCACCTGAGCACCTCGGCCCACGAGGGCCGATCCGCGAGCTGCCCGTGCCAGCCCCTGCTGCCGCAGCTCACGATCCTCCAGCAGCGCCCTGTGAGCCCCCGCGGCTCCAGCGAGGCATGCCGCCGGGAGGAGCACTCGATGGAGCTCCTGCGCACCGCCGTGTGGCCCACAGCCCCGGCGGCGCTGATCCTCCAGGCCTATCGAGGTCGCGTGGAGGTGATGCTCACGATGTGCGCCGATTGCGGCGCCGTGGAGGTGCGCGATGTGAGCTACCACTCCCCAGCCGGGCTCAGGCTGGGCGCCCTCGCGCCGCGTCGGCGCTCAGAAGTGCTCGGCTGGTACGCGGGATCGCGGCCCGGCGGGCGTGTGTACCTGTAGAGCGAGAGGAGCAGCAACACCATGGGAGCAACCGCGCAGACGCCCGCCAACCTCGTGATCGGGGCTGGCGATGTGCTGGTGGACGACTCGGATCAGGGCGTAACCGCCGATGACAACGTCTACCGCATCGAGCAGGAGATCTTCGCTCCGGACAACCTCAACGGCGCGCCGGGTACCTACGTGGGCACCCACTACAAGGTGCGCGAGGAGGCCATCCTGGAGGTCACGTGGCCCGAGATCAGCGCGGCCACGCTCGGCCTCCTCTGGCCCGCGAGCCAGAGCGCCACGGTGGGCGAGGACACCACCATCGATACCGATGGCTCGGAGCGCCGGATCGCCACGGACGACTACCACGATTACGAGCTCCGGGTGCCCGGCCTCGATGGCAAGTCGTTCTCGTTCTTCGCCGACAAGGGCCTCAATCGAGGCACCATCGAGCTGAGCGGCCAGAACGCGGGGATGATGAGCCCGCGGCTGGAGGTCCACTCGAACTGGACCGCCGGCACCGATGCGAGCCCGCACCGCATCGTCATCACCGTCCCGGCCTCCTGATCGCAGGCCGTGCCGACCGCCACGGCCACGGCAGCACCGGCACCGGAGCCCGAGCTCACCCCTGAGCTCGCGGCTCCGGGCCCGATGCCTCTGCCCGGCCTCGACCTCACCGCCCTGCTGCCCGAGCGATCGGCGCAGGACATCCTCGCTGGCCAGCTCCACGTGCGGCTGGGCGGCGAGCGCTACACCATGCGCGTGCTCCCGATCAAGGCCAACCGGGAGTGGAAGGAGGCGCTGGAGGATCGCCTCAGCAACCTCCTCGGGATGCTCGATGCGAGCGGCGATAGCCTGGAGGCGGTGATGGCCGCCTTCGCCACGGCCACCCCTCAGCTCATCGAGGCCCTCTACAGCTACGACAAGGATGGCGTGCTCCCGCCGATCGAGGCGCTGGAGGAGATGGCCACGGACACCGAGGTGCTCCGGGGCGTGCTGGAGGTGTGGAGCGCCGCCAACCCTTTCGCCACCGTCGCGCTCAGCACCATGCGGCAGGCGGGCGTGGAGCTGCCGACACCCGCGCGCCGGGTGAACGGCTCCTCGCAGCCTACGAATGGGTCGCATCGGCCTACGGCTGGGCCGCGACGGCGATCGAGGAGCAGCTAACCGATGAGCAGCTCCTCGCCTATCTGGAGGCCAGCGAGGCTCGCCTCACCCGAGAGCATCAGCGCAGCGTGGAGGCCGTGCGCAGCGGCATGATCTTCGCTCACGACCCCAAGGCCTACACCCGCTGGCGAGCGCGCCAGCACAGCGGCGCCGTGGCCGGCATGTACGGCGGCGGCCTCGCGGGTGCTGAGCTGGAGCGGGTGATCCTCGCCATGGCCCACACGAACCCCGATATCGTGGCCGTGCGGGTGGTGTGAGATGGCCGCCAGCCTGATCGACGTTTTCGGCCGCCTGCTCCTCGATGGCGATGGCCGCGAGTTCGTAAAGAGCGCCGTCAAGGCGGGCGAGAAGGCGGGCGATCAGGCTGGCAAGAGCATGGGCCAGCGCCTCGCTGGGAGCCTGAAGTCGAACATGGGCGGGGCGCTGCGCGCCATCGGTGGTGGCGCCGCGCTCGTGTTCGGGGCGATGAGCGCCGGCGCGATGCAACTGGAGGAGATCCAAGCCCGCTTCCGGGCCGAGACGGGCGCCACCGCCGATGAGGCCAAGGCCGCCGCGGCAGCGATCAACAAGGTGGCGGGCAGCGAGCGCGCCAGCCTGGAGGCGGTGGCTGAGGCCGCGATCCGGGTGCGCAAGGATCTCGGCGCCACGGGCGAGGCGGCCAACGAGCTCACCGAGGATTTCGTGCGGTTCGCCCGGGTCACCCGGCAGGATGCCGCGCAGGCGGTGAGCGATTACGACGACATCCTCGATGCGTGGGGGCTCACGGCGGAGGATGCGGCGGGCCTACAGGACAAGCTCCTCGCCAGCAATCAGCGGTTCGGCGGCTCGATCGTGGCCAATCAGCAGGCGCTGGGCCAGCTCGCGCCACAGCTCCGGGCGCTCGGCGCCGATGTGGATGATGGGATCGGGCTGCTCAATCTGTTCGCCGCCTCGGGCCTCGATGCAGGGGCCGCGGCGGGCGCACTGAAGAAGGCGGTGGCCGGGCTGAAGCCGGGCCAAACGCTGGACGACCTCATCGCGCAGATCAGCTCGATCGAGGACCCCACCCTGCGCGCGCAGGCGGCGATGGAGGTGTTCGGAGCCCGCGGTGGCGCTGGCCTCGCCAACGCGCTCCAGCCGGGCATCGACTCGCTCGATGATTTCATGGTGTCGGCGGAGGAGAGCGCGGGCGCCACGGATCGCGCCGCGGAGGCCCTCGATAGCACGTTCGGCGCCCGGTTCAAGAAGCTGATGAGCGAGGCTGGCGCCGCCCTGCGCGGCTTCGGCGCCGAGTGGGGATCGGTGCTCACCGGGGCCGCCGCGCTGGCCAGCCTCGGCGGCAGCCTCGGCCTGGACAGGGTGCTCGCCAAGGCCTTCGGCAAGCTGGCGGGCTCCGCCCTCGTGAAGGGCGCAGCGACCAAGGCCGGGCTGATCATCGGGGCGATCTTCAGCGGGGCGATGTTCGTGGCGGATCAGCTCGCTGGCGCGCTGGGCGGGGCGCTCGGCAAGCTCCCGGGCGCCGGGCTCGTGAAGGCGGGCGCCGGCAAGCTCGGCGCGCTCCTCGGCTCCACCCTCGGCGGGCTCGCCGCGGCAGGGTTCGCGGCCATCCTCCTCGTGGAGGTGGTGAACACATACAACCGGATCAAGGCCGAGCTGGGCGAGCAGCTGAAGGCCATCGATAGCGATGTGCAGGCTCAGATCAAGAGCGGCACCGATGAGGCGCTGGCCACGCAGAAGGCGGCGCTGGAGAAGGGCATCGCGGATCTCAACGGCGTGTGGGACTTCGGCCTGTTCACGGGCGAGGCCCGGGATAAGCTCACCGCCGAGCTCGATGCCACGAACGCGGAGATCGAGCGCCGAGCCGCCGGCATCGGGCCCGCGCTCGCGGAGGGCATCGGGGATGGCTCGGGCCCCGTGGCTGCCGCCGCTCAGAACATGTACGCGGGCATGACCCCCGCGGGCGCCACGGCGGTGGCGCAGGCGAAGCAGAACGGGCTGCTGATCAGCGGCGAGCTCGCGGCGGGCATCCGCGAGAAGCGCTCGGCGGTGGATGCCGCCATGGCGCAGCTCGTGGAGGATCTGAAGAACGCGATGAGCCCGGCCAAGGAGCAGGCCAAGCTGGTGGGGCTGCTCACGAGCAAGGAGCTGGCCAAGGGCCTCGCCAGTAACGACCCGCTGGTCCGGGCGCAGGCCGAGAGCACCCGGGCGATCATCGAGCAGCGCCTGGCGGAGGTGATCCTCGCGGGCGGCAAGGCGGGGAAGAAGGCGCAGGAGGAGCTCGCCGCGGGCCTGAAAAGCAAGGACCCGGCGGTGCGGGCGCAGGCCCAGCGCACTCAGGCGATCGTGGAGCACGAGCTCGATCGCATCGCCGCGCTGAAGGCCGGGCGCGAGGCCGGGCAGGATCTCGCGGATGGCGTGGACGACAAGAAGGGCGCCGTGGCCGCGGCGGCTCGGCGGCTCGGCAATGCCCTGTACGTGGGGTTCCTGAACAAGATTGCGATAATGGAGGAGCGGTTCGGCGGTGGCGCCACGGTGCCCGGCATGGCCGAGGGCGGCCATGCCCGCGCGGGCTCGATCCAGTGGGTGGGCGAGCGAGGCCGTGAGCTGTGGGTGCCCGATGTGGCTGGCACGGTGGTGCCCGAGGGCGATATCAGCATGGGCCCGCCCGCCCCGGCGCCAGCGCCCGCCCAGCCCACGAGCTACAGCACCACGATCGTGCTGCCCGAGCGCCACCGCGATGAGCTGGAGGTGCTGGAGCGCGCGAGCTGGTACCAGCGCCATGGGCTGATCAACCCGCGGCCCCGCACCGATCCAGCAGGAGCCTGAGCGATGCCTCTCACCAGCGGCGGCTACGTGGCCCTGAGCTACGACGGCACGGATCTCGCCCCGAGCTCGCTGGAGTACGTGCTGTGGCTCGTGCGCGGGCTCAACGAGGTGCCCAGCGTCCGGGGCGCCGATGATGTGGTGCCGCGGCGCACGGGCCGGATCGCGCGCGCCCGGGTGGCCGATGTGCTCGCGCTGGAGCTGGAGGGGTGGGTGCTCGCGCAGGGCACCACCGTGGCTCTGGCGATCGCGAACTTTCGGGAGAGCGTGCAGGCCCTCCAGGCGCTGTTCGATCCGGTCCTCGATCCGCGCGTGCTCTCGGCCACGATGGAGGATGGCACCGTGCAGACGATCAACGCCCGGGTGCTGCCGCCCGTGCTGATCGAGGAGCGGGTGGCCAGCCACGTGGCTCGTGTATCGATCGCGCTGGAGAGCGTGGACCCGTATTGGCTCCCTGAGACACCCTAGCTCGCGGCCATGAGCTCCATCCAGATCACCAAGGACCCGAGCAACCCCACCGTCAATTTCAGCGCGCTCGCTGAGAGCATCGTGAAGGTGGGGAGCACGTACTACACCACCTACCGCGGGATCGGGGCGCCCTACGTGGTGGGCTATGCCTCGGCGCCGGCGCCCGAGGGCCCGTGGACCAATCAGGGCACGCTGCTCAGCGCCCTCGGCACGGGCTGGGAGAGCGGCTCGACCGGCATCGATACCTCGATGCTCCTGCTCGATGGCAGCACGATCCACCTGTACTACAACGTGTTCACGAAGGGCATCGGCCACGCCAGCATGGCCGTGGGCTCGTTCCCGGGCGGCGCGTGGACCCGCGATGCCGCCAACCCGGTGCTGCCCGTGGGCACGGCTGGCGCGTGGGACGATGCCGACGTACGCGGCCCGAGCGTGTGCGCCGATGGCTCGGGCGGGTACGTCATGGCCTACTCCGGCAGCGCGAGCGGCGAGACGGAGCGGCGGATCGGCTACGCCACCCGGGCCACCCTGAGCGGGGTGTGGACCAAGGCGCTCACGAACCCGATCCTCAACGTGGGCTCCTCGGGCGCGTGGGACGACGTGATCGTGGATCACCCCCACCTGTGGCGGGAGCCTGCCAGCGAGCTCGGCGGCGCCGGCGGGCGCTGGGCCCTGATGTACACCGGGGCCGCGGGCGTGGGCGGCGGCTCGCCCGTGATCGGCTTCCCGTGGGGCGTGGGCATCGCCACCGCGGCCAACCTCACGCTGGCCGCGCTCGATGGGCCCTGGACGAAGCACGCTCAGAACCCGTTCCTCCCGCCGGGCGGCTCGGGCACGTGGGATGAGGGCGGCCCGTTCCGCGGCGGCGTGTGGACCGATGAGGGCCCGCCCTACACCATGATGTACGCGGGGCTCAACGCGGCGGCCACCGTGGGCCGCTCCGGCACCGCCCTGCTGGAGTTCGTGCCCGACGACAACCCGCAGCCCGTGGCGTGGGATATCTACGCGGCGGATGATCTGCACGGGCCGATCCTCGCCACGATCACGGGCCACCAGAAGCGCACGTTCCGGGCCGAGCTCGCGGGCCCGGGCTACGGCGAGGTGGTGATCAGCCGGCACGCGGAGGAGGCCACGGCGGCCAATTTCGCGAAGGGCAACCTCGTGCGCGTGCGGCTGCCCGAGGTGAGCGAGGATTACATCTTCGCGTTCTTCCTGGAGCAGGGCGACTTCACGCTGCTCGATGCCAGCGAGGAGGAGGGCGGGGAGCTCCTCACCTTCGGCGGGCGTGGCGCCCTCAGCTACCTCGATCGGGCCCGCATGTGGAGCGAGGCCTTCACCACGGGCAACGACATCAGCGATACGTGGACCGAGGTGTGGGAAACCCACAAGATCAACGCGCCCGTGGGCTCGTGCACGGTGGGCGGCGATGATGACTTCCTGTACGTGATCGGGGGCTACTCCCGGCGCGTGTACAAGCTCCGGCAGAGCGATCGCGCCATCGTGCGCACCTCGCCCCCGCTCTGGAGCGGCTCCGACAACTATGCCGGCGGCCTGTGCGAGGACCCCAGCGATAGCACGATCATGTGGGCGCTGGAGAGCCCGTGGGCGCTGGGCGGCTCGGGGAACACGAAGATCAGGAAGGTGAGGATCAGCGATTGGGCGATCCTCGCCACGTTCGACCTCGGGAGCGCCGTGCAGCTCACCGATATCGAGGCGGATGGCACGAGCCTCTGGACCAGCAAGTACGACGGGCCCGACTTCCAGCAGCGCAGCAAGGCCACCGGGGCCGTCACCGCCTCGCACTCGATCAGCTACGGCGGCGTGGCGCAGACCAAGTGCACGGGCCTCTCGATCAACGGCGCGCAGATCGCCATCTGGTTCAGCGGCACGAAGCGCGCCCTGATCGCCAGCACGGCGGCCCCCACCGTGATCACCGATGTGATCAAGACCACGGGCCTCAGCGCGTTCGGCGGCTCGTGGCGCACCGAGGGCGGGCAGGACTATTTCTACCCCGTGAGCTACACCGCCGATGCGGTGTGGAAGTACCAGATCACCAGCTCCACCCCGCACGATCCGGTGGATGGCGTGTGGCGCCTCGACGAGGCCAATCCAGGCGCGATCCTCGCGCGGCTGATGGCCGAGTGGCAGAGCGGCGATCGGCCACAGCAGCCGATCCCCGAGGCCGATTACGACTTCGATTTCACTCAGGACTCCACGGGCGATCCGTGGGATGCCGCGGCGGGCACCGTGGAGTTCAGCGCGGCCATCGGGGATCTCGGCATGGCCACCGCGCTGAGGCTCACGAGCTACGGGCTGGTGCTCCAGATGAGCCCGCTGCTGGAGCTGGAGGCCTACAACCCGGGCAATTACGGCACCGACCGCACGAGCGCCAGCTTCGGCGCTGGCAAGGTGCGCCTGCGCAGCGGCGTCAACATCGTGGAGCGCCTCCTCCGGCGCCTCGATGATCGGCGGGTGGATACGCACATGCTCGCGCAGGGCGAGGGCAAGCTGTTCGCCACGGCGGTGGATAACGACCTCGGGTACGTGCGCGAGGGGTTCATCACCACCGACCTCACGAGCGCCGAGGCGCTGGAGGGCACGGCGGCGGCGGAGCTCGCGCAGGAGCGCAGCGTGGCCGATGCGCTGGCCCTGCAAGTGGCGTGGGGCGACGATGAGGCGGCCGGCCTCTACATGCCGGGCCCGGCGGGCACCGATGGCCACTATTGGGTGGGCGACCTCGTGCGGCTCCACACCGGCACCGGGCCGTTCGATTACAACGAGCAGGATTTCACCGTCTACGCCATCACCTGCACCGAGGAGCGGGAGGCATGGCGGGCGCTCGTGGAGCTCTCGACCAGCTACTTCCCCGATGCCAACGCCAGCGATGGCGGCACGGGCGCCGGCGGCGGGATCACGGGCGGTGGCGGCAGCGTGGGCGCCGGGAGCAAGGGCTCCACCTCGATGATCGTGCGCGATACCGCCACGGGCGATGAGGTGGTGGCGGGCACGATCGAGAGCGATTGGGGCGTGACGCAGCCCGCGGATGGCGTGGCCCGAGTGTGGCCGCGCTCGGGCGCGTACAGCGGGCTCACCGATGTGGACATGGCCGATCTGGAGGATGGCCAGATCCCGGTGTGGGACGCGGATCAGGAGCTGTGGCTACCAGGCGAGCGCGACGATCACTGGCACGGCAAGCTCCGCCCCGAGGCCACGATCACCTCCGAGAAGAGCGCGAGCAACCCCACGTGGCCCACGGCCACCGTGCCAGAGGGGAAGATCATCCGGGTGGGCAGCACGTACTACTGCCCCTACACCACGAGCTTCGGCGGCGGGGATGGCCTCGTGTGGCTGGCCACGGCGCCGAGCCCCGATGGCCCGTGGAGCGCCGGCACATCGATCTTCGATGAGGACGACATCACGTGGCGCAGCTCGCACGCCATGTACGCGCCGTACCTCGTGCAGGGCCCCGACGATCGGTTCTATCTGTTCATGAGCCTCGCGCCGATCGCGGGCGCCACCAGCCCGCTCAACGCCATCAGCATGGCCGTGGCCGATGTGATCACCGGGCCCTACACCGAGCACGGCTCGGCGGTGTTCGCGCCCGATACCGCCGGCGCATGGGACTCGCGGCGGGTGGGCGAGGTTTCGGTCATCTACCGCGGCGGCAAGTGGATCATGGCCTACATGGGCGAGGACTCCGACCTGCCCTATCAGGAGAGCGAGCAGATTGGCGTGGCCATCGCGGATGCGCCCGAGGGCCCGTACACCCGCTCGGCGCTCAATCCCGTGCTGCCGTTCGGCACTGGCGGCTCGTGGGATGACAGCGTGGTGGCCGATCCCGATATCGACTACGTGGATGGCCACTACGTGATCATGTACGTGGGCGGCCCAACCTCCCCGTTCCCGCACGGCAACGATTGCAGCCAAGGCCTCGCCTTCGCCACTGATCCCGCCGGGCCGTACACCCGCTACAGCGCCAACCCCGTGCTGCCCAACGGCGATGCGGGAGCCTTCGATGAGGCGCTCGCCTTCCGGGGCAGCCTCTACCGCGAGGATGACACGTGGTACGTGGTGTATTGCGGGTACAACCTCAGCGGCGTGGCGCGAGGTGGGAACGCCCGCCTGGTGCTGGAGTTCGAGGGCTACGTGCCGCCCGAGGTGGCCGCCGATGTGGCGCTCGCGGATCTCGACGAGCGCTTCACGGCTACCGATGTGGAGGGCGGGCTGCGCGAGCTCGCTATCCAGGCGGAGGCGATCGAGGGCGAGCTCGATGAGGTGCCGGCGATCGCCGCGGCGGCAGCAGCGGTGGCCCTCGATGCGATCGAGCCGCACGTGCACATCGTGGATGAGGTTTTCAGCGGCGATGCCGCCACCACGGTGTTCGTGCTCGCCAACAGGGCCCGCCCGGATAGCGTGATGGCGTGGGTGGCGGGGGTGCGGACCCCGGTCACCTTGGGTGGTACGCTCAACGATGAGGTGACGTTCGGCAGCGCTCCTGCAAGCGGCACCGACAATGTGAGCATCGACTACGCGGCGGTGCTGGAGTGAGAGGGCAGGAGCAGGATGGCTAGCACCTCGGGGCGCCGGATCATCGTGCCGCTCACGAACAAGAGCGGCGGCAGCGTGATCGCTGGCGATGTGGTGATCCTCGATGGAGCCAACGACGACTCCTTCACCACCACCACCACGAGCGGCAGCACCGCCACCGTGGGCATCGCGCAGGAGAGCATCGCGAACAACGCCACCGGGCGGGTGCTCCTGCAAGGCGAGGCCGCGCTCGTCAACGTGGCCGCGAGCGTGACGCGGGGCCACTACGGCAAGACCCACACCGTGGCGAAGCAGGCCACCTCGCAGGCCGCCCGAGGCACGGGCACGTTCTGCCAGTTCAAGACCGGCGGCACCACCCCCAAGGCGATCCTGTGGGGCTCCGATCCGAGCACCTCCGGGGTGAGCGCGCCTGATGTGCAGCTCTTCAACACCGCGGGCAACACCACGTGGACGAAGCCGGCGGGCGCCGTGTGGGTGGAGGTCGTGTGCGTGGGCGGCGGCAACGGCGGGGCCTCGGGCCGCAAGGGCGCCGCGAGCACCGCCCGCTACGGCGGCGGCGGAGGTGGTGCCGGCGGCGTGAGCCGGAAGCGCCTGCTCGCCTCGGATCTCGGCGCCACCGAGAAGCTCACCGTGGGCGCTGGCGGCACGGGCGGCGCTGGCCGCACCACGAGCGATACCGATGGGGCGGGCGGCAGTGGTGCCACCGCCTCGTTCTTCGGCAACAGCGTGGATGGCGTGCAGACCGACGCCAAGGTGATGGGCAATGCCGGCCAGCCCGGCACGGCAGGCGGTGCCAGCGCAGGCTCCGGGGCGGGCGGCCCTCCAGGCGGCGGCAATTGGAACAGCCGGATCGATCACTACCAGATCGCCTTCCAGAACACGCTCGATCAGAACAAGCTCGCCTCCGGCGGGAGCTCGATCCTCACGGGCACCGCGTATGAGGGCAACCCGTTCTATGCGTGCGGCGGCGGCGGGGCGGGCGGCGCCGTGGATGCCTCGAACAACGAGCGGGCGGGCGGCAACGGTGGCGTGCCCAGCGAGAAGCTCGGGCTGAGCAACGCCAACGGCGGCGCCGTGCACGCGGCGGGCACGGCGGGCGCCGTGATCAGCGGCGAGACGTTCCCGTACATGGGCGCTGGCGGTGGTGGTGGTGGCGGCAGCAAGACGGCGGCCAACATCGGCACGGGCGGGGCAGGTGGCTTCCCCGGTGGTGGTGGTGGCGGCGGCGGGGCTGGCGTCAACGCTGTGGTGGACTCGGGCGCAGGCGGCAACGGCAGCAAGGGCGCCGTGTGGGTGATCACGCACTTCGCATAGAGGAGGAGCACCGATGCCAGCAACGAAGAAGGCCGAGCGCACGATCACGCTGAAGCTGGAGCTCCGGCGGCGCGAGGATGCCCCCGCGGGCTACGTGCCCCCCACCGCCGAGCAGGCCGCCGAGGCCGCGAAGCGCGCGCTGGAGCACGAGCACGAGGCATACGAGGTGGTGATCACCGAGCAATCCGCGCGGTGAGCATGGAGCAGCTCGTGTTCGCCGCCGTGGCGGGCATGCTCGCCGCGATCGGCACCACGGTGGTGGGCGTGATCGCCTCTCGCAAGTTCGGCCTGCCCGGCCTCGCCCGGCAGGTGGATAGCGAGCAGGCGGCCCTGATCGACACGCTTCAGGATCGCCTGGAGCTGGCCGAGAAGGCATCGAGCGAGGCCAAGGCCGCCTCCGATGAGACGGAGCGCCGGCGGCAGCAGTGCGAGATGGAGATCCGGCAGGTGAAGCGCGACCTGCGCGATACCGAGGCCGAGCTGCTGGAGCTCTACCGCAAGACGGGCAAGCGCCCGCCCGCACGGCTCACCGATCACGAGGGGGAGGCCGAGACGTGAGCGAGGTGCTGGGCGTGCTCACCATCGGCAACCTCGTGCTGAGCGTGGCCGCGGGCCTCCTCGCTGGTGGGTACCTCGCGGTGTTCCACCCCACGATCCCCGAGCGCGGGCTGGGCCGCCGGGCCCTCCTGCAAGGCTGGTACTTCGGGTTCCTCGGCTCGATCCTGTACGTGGCCCGGGTGGCCTTCGCGATCGCTCGCCAGGCGAGCGATCCCGCCGAGCCCACCGATATCGGGCGCGTGGTGGGCGGATGGCTCCTGTGGCTCCTGTTCGCCGCGTTCGTGGGCGTGGGTGCCTACGCTGCTGGCGTGGTGCGGGAGCGCCGCCAGAGGGCCTAGCCCGAAAGTACGTCCGCCGATTGTGGACAACCCTCTTGCAATCGCAGGGGTGATGCTGTAGGTTTCACATCACCAGCGACACATCAGGAGGCACACACCATGGCAGCAACCTTCGGCAAGCCCGCGAAGTGGCTCTGCGAGGCCGATCAGTGCATCGAGCCCCAGCGCCAGATCCTGCGCGAGGCTGATCACTGGCAGCCCACCACCCCATGCAACGGGGTTCCGTGGCTCTGCACCACCCACCCCGAGCACCACATGCACACCGCGTGCATGCGCCGCGTCGTGGCCAAGGCCGCCGAGGCCTACATCGAGCAGGAGGGCGGCACCGAGGCGATCGCCCGCCGCATCAGCGCCTTCGAGATGGATCGAGCCATCGAGCTCGACCGGGATCGGTGCGCGCGATGAGGCCGAGCGAGCAGGAGCGCCGCCAGCGGGCCGCGCTCGCCGCATGGGACCGCGAGGCCCGGCGGCACGATCTGGCCGAGGCGCGTGGCGACCTCGCGGCCAAGGCGATCATGGAGAGCCGCACGCGCGGCATCCTCTCACCGGTCCAGCTCCTGCACGAGAGGCGGGCCGCCCGATGAGCGAGCAGGCCATCGTCACGGGCGCCCTGCTCGTGCTGATCATCGTGGTGGCGATCGCCGCCGTGATCCTCCTCGGCCCTCAGCTCGCGGAGCTGATCAACATGCCCACGGGGGTGATCCGATGAGGCCTCTGCTGCTCGATCTGTTCTCGGGCGCTGGCGGCGCCGCGATGGGCTACCACCGTGCCGGGTTCGATGTGGTGGGCGTGGATCTCGCGCCTCAGCCGCGGTACCCCTTCCGGTTCGTGCAGGGCGATGCCGTGGCGTTCCTGCGCTCGGGTGCGATCGAGGATCTGGAGGCGCTGCTCGGCCAGCCCGTGGCGGCGATCCACGCCAGCCCGCCGTGCCAGCTCTACAGCACGATGCGCCGCGGCCTGTGGAAGGAGCGCGAGCACCCCAACCTGATCCCGCCCACGCGGGCCGAGCTCCACCGCCTCGGCCTGCCCTACGTGATCGAGAACGTGGAGGGCGCCCGCCGCGAGCTCGTGGACCCGATCAAGCTGTGCGGCACGATGTTCGGGCTGGGCGTGGAGGAGAGCCAGCTCAGGCGCCACCGCTACTTCGAGGTGGGCAGCTTCGGCCTCTGGCCGCCGGGCCCGTGCGCCCACAACCGGGCGCCCACGGTGCCCGTGTACGGTGGCGGGCAGGACAAGGACTACCACAACCCACCGCGGCGCCCGCGCACGATCGGCGTGTGGGGCTCGGCGGGCGGATCGAGCAAGCGCGATGGCCTCGTGCAGTTCTCCACCGCCGTGCGGCGGCAGGCCATGGGCATCGATTGGATGACGGGCGAGGAGCTGAGCGAGAGCATCCCGCCCGCCTACACCGAGCACATCGGGCGGGCCCTGCTGGAGGCCCTCCGATGAGCGGCACCTACGTGCCCGCCGAGGGCATCTACATCGGGCGCCCGCCGTGTGCCGCGTGTGGCGCGAACTTCCACCTCCACCGCCCCGCTGAGGGCGCCGTGGCGGGCCTGCTGCCGCGAGGCCGGATCACCGGGCGAGGGCTGGCCAAGCTCGCGGATGCGGGGGCCCCGCTGGAGTGCCCTCGGCGCGAGGGCGATCGCGCCGCCAGCCTGGAGGAGGCCGAGGCGCAGCTCGTCCAGGCGGAGGCCGGCGGCGATCCGGTGCGCGAGTTCGTGGCGAGGGGCGAGGTGCAGCGCCTGCGCGGCAGAGGTACTGGCGCGAAATAGCACCATCGATTGTGGACAAACCCCTTGCAATCGGAGGGCTGATGCCTCATATTTCACCTACCAGCGACACACGAGGAGGCACTCAGATGGCTCAGGTTCTGATCAGCGAGTACAGCAGGCCCGCCAACGCGCGCCATGGCCACTACGTGCAGGTGCGCGGCACGCGCGAGGAGCTCCGCAGCGGCGCCCTCCGGCAGGCCGCCGACCTGAGCGCAGCGCTCGCGGGCTACGATCCCGAGGGCGCCACCGAGCAGGGCATGCCCGTGAGCGAGGATCGCGGCACGGTGCGCGTGAGCGTGTGGTACTTCCGGAGCGCGTTCTCGATCACCTGCCCGGGCTGCCGCGGCAAGTTCTACAGCGCCGATTTCAAGGTGCACTATCCGGCGGCCCACGGTGCCTGAGCGGCAGGTGCAGATCCTGATGAGCGCCGAGGAGGCCGAGCGCCTCCGCGAGTGGCTGGTCGGGCTCGGCCAGCTCCCGCCCGTGGCCATCGCGCTGCTGAGCGCGCTCACCCAAGTGGTGGCCGAGGCCACCCTCAGCGAGGAGGCGCCCATGGCCTGATGGCCTCGCGCATTCGTACTTGCACAGCGGCAATCGCAGGGCTAACCTGCGAGGCCTCAGCGACGAGAGGAGCCACAACCCGTGACCGAACAGGGCACCAAGCGCTGCCCGGGCTACGCACCCGAGCCGCCCTCCGCGAGCGATTACTACCAGCCCGCCCACGAGCTGGCCGCCACGCTGGAGAACTTCAACAGCAACAAGGGCAACCCCGATGGCCTGAGCACCCGCTGCCGGGCATGCGGCAACGCATACGGCAAGGCGTGGAGCGCGAAGCAGCGGGCGATCCGGAAGGCCGACCTGATGGAGGTCGGGATCGAGCGCGATCGGGCCCTGGACGCGGCCTACGCGCTCCCGCCCCGCAAGGCGAGCAAGGCCGCCAAGGCCGCTCCGGTGGCCGAGGTCGAGCTCGCGCCCGATCCGGTGGCCATCGAGGCGGTGCAGGCCGAGCAGGCCGCCCCGGCAGTCGATGCCGAGGTGCCCGATGGCTGGGCCCTCAGCACCATCGCGGGCAAGCGCTACCTGATCCCGGCCTCGCAGGAGGCCGTGGCCAGCGAGGAGGGCCAGCAGGCCCTCGATCGGGCCAACGAGGCGCGCAAGGCGCAGGCCCGCGACCAGAAGCGCGCCGAGCGGGCGCGCAAGGCTCAGGAGGCCGCACCAGCGCAGGCCTGAGCACATGGGGCAGGCCCGGAGCAATTGGGGGCGCCGGGCCTGCCACCCTACTTGGCACAGCCCCCGCTGATCATCGAGGGCACTACCTGATGGACGTACCCGCAACGCTCGCCCCGCGCGAGCTCCACGATCCCGTGGTGGGCCCGCTGCCCTGCCGCCAGTGCGGCGCGTGGGTGGAGGTCTGCCGCTGTGGCGCCGTGATCTCGCTGGCCAGCGAGGTGCTCCACGACTGTGAGCCCTACCTCCAGGCGGGCGGCTATCGAGATCCCGAGCCGCCTCGCCTCTCGTGGGAGGAGCGCCAGCTCAGCCGCATCGGGGGCATCGTGATCCCCGTGGTGCTGGTGTTCGCGCTGCTGTTCCTCGTGGCCCTCGTGGCCGCCTACACCCCATGGCCATGGCGATGAGCGCCGAGAACGAGCGAGCCCCGGGCAACCCCGGGGCTCAGCTCCACCATCCAGCGACGGAGGCACCACAGAGTGTGCCTGATCGCAGTGGCGCCGAGCAACCCCCGATCAGCGAGTGCCACGCTCCGCGTGTGTGGCCGCCGGGCGTGCTGCTCTGCTTCATGCCCAACGACGATCCTGTCCACGGGCCGCCCGAGCCCGAGTGCCCGGCGCCAGCGCGCCACCACGAGTTCGTGGCAGCTCCCGCTGAGGCACCCTGAGCCATGCCCTACATCGAGTACGTGGAGCGCAAGTTCACGCCCGCCCGCCTGGAGAGGATCGAGCAGGCCGATGCGATCTGCCGGGCCTACGCGGCGAGCGGCTACAGCCTCACCCTCCGGCAGCTCTACTACCAGTTCGTGGCCCGCGGGCTGATCGAGAACAAGGAACGTGAGTACGACAACCTCGGCACCCTGATCAGCCATGCCCGGCTGGCCGGGATGATCGATTGGGAACACATCGTGGATCGCACCCGCGAGCTGGAGGACCAGCCCCATTGGGGCACCGCCACCGATGAGGGCGACGACGCGGCCCACGAGTTCGTGCGGAGCGTGATGCCGCAGTTCCGCACGGCCAAGTGGAGCTCGCAGCCCACCCGGATCGAGGTGTGGGTGGAGAAGGCCGCGCTCGTGGACGTGGTGGCGCGGCCAGCCCGCCGGGCCGATATTCCGTACTTCGCCTGCCGCGGGTACCACAGCCAATCGAGCGCATGGGAGGCTGCCCAGCGGCTGGAGGGCTACCTCGATGCTGGCGCCGAGCGGGTGGTCGTGCTCCACCTCGGGGACCACGATCCGAGCGGGATCGATATGACCCGGGACATCCGCGATCGGTTCAGCGTATTCCTCGATGGCGATGGCTACGACCCTTACGCGGTGGAGATCCGCCGTGTGGCGCTCACGATGGATCAGGTGCGCGAGCACAAGCCGCCACCCAACCCGGCCAAGCTCACCGACAGCCGGATCGGCACCTACCTGCGCGACTACGGGGCCGTGAGCTGGGAGCTCGACGCGCTCGACCCGCCCACGCTCGACCGCCTCATCACCGCCGAGGTGGAGCTGGAGCGCAACGAGAAGCTGTGGGACGAGGCCGTCGCCCGCGAGGAGCGGGGCAAGGCCCTGCTGGCCAGCGCCACCGAGCGGTGGGCCGACGTGGTGGCGATGCTGGAGGATGGCGATGGCGCTCACTGATCAGCAGCGCGAGGATCGGCGCGCCTACATCGGCGGCTCGGATGCGCCGGCGCTCGCTGGCGTCAACCCGCCAGGCTGGGCCCAGCCGATCGATGTGTGGAGCGAGAAGGTGGGCCTGCCCGTGCCCCGCCGCGAAACGCGGATGATGGATATGGGCCACCGCATGGAGCAGCTCGTGGCCGAGCTCGCGGGCGAGGCGCTCGATGTGCGCTGGCGCCGCCCGCAGGGCCAGTACCACAGCCGCCAGTACCCATGGGCTGGCGGCAATGTGGATCGGATCGGCTACGTGCCCGATCCTCAGCCCGGGATCGCCACGTTCGATCGCGCCGCGATCCTGGAGTGCAAGTGGACCGCCCGCCGGGATGGGTGGGGGCCCTCGTTCCACCGGGCGCTCACGGGCGAGCCTCAGCCCAAGCTGGAGGTGCCCATCCACTACGCGGTGCAGGTGCAGCACTACCTCGCGGTGACGGGCCGGGAGGTGGCCGTGCTGGCCGTGCTCCTCGGGTACGCGGATTTCAGGTGGTACCTCATCGAGCGCAATGAGCCGATGATCGCGGGCCTGATGGAGCTGGAGGAGCGGTTCTGGCGCGAGCACGTCGTGCCACAGGTGCCGCCCGAGCCCGATGGCAGCGAGAGCTATGGCCGCCACCTGC